ACACTAGATGAATTATCTGGAACATCTGCATTTGATATTTCTGGATGTTCGAACAATGGCACATATACTGGCGGCATTACAACAGGATTAATTCCACTTGTTTCAGGCGGAGCAAATGGATCCCTTATAACAAATACTAAATATATAACATTGCCCGTAACTAAGGATTATTATGGATCTACCGCCGATGGCGGATTTGCAGATACAAACTCATCAGATAACCAATTCTCATTGGAACTATGGATGTACCCTAAAATTACAACAACTGGGCTAACTACTTTATTTGCAGACCCAGTAACCAATATAGGAATTTTTTATGAAAAGGGAAACATAGTATTTAAACTTGAGGCGGAAAGACTTGATTATACTTTACCTAATATTAGCCAATCTCATCATATTGTAGCCACATACTCTATTACAGAAATGTCATTATATGTAGATGGTAAATTTGCTACAAGCAAGCCTTTAACTAATTATAAGTTTACAAATGATACGGTCACATTAAAATTGGGGCCAACAGGAAATTCAGCAGATTCATTTATTGCAGATGCTCCAGCAGTATATAGATATGCTCTGGGTTTAGATAGAATTATAGAACATTATACTTATTCTGGTACTACTTCTCCCCTCCAAATTTCATATCCAGATGGTGGAACATTATTTGAAATATATGATGATAGCGTAAGCAAGCAATTTAATTTTGCCTATCCTGCCAACCGCCCACTAGAATATTTTGCTACCGATGATTTAATTTATAATACAGAAGAGAAATGTTTAGAGATTAAGAAAACGGCCACTGCAGCCTCTAAGAGCGTAGTTGTAGTAGATGCCGTAGCAATTCCTGCAGGATTCGATCTTGACTCCTCTAAGATAGAGTGGAACGGCGATAACGGGGTCTCTGTAAGAACTTCTATAGATGGAACAACATGGCAAGCATGTGGTAACGGAAAAGCCATTCCTCAATTTAAATTAGGATCATTTAGTTCTGAAAGAACCCTTTATCTTGAGATAACATTTACCTCATCTGATACAACTAAATTTATTCCAAGACTACATACTCTCCTAATGTGCTTTTACAAGGATCAAGTTTTATACTCCCCAAGTAATCCAGAATATGTTTATACAATAGAGGGCACATCAGGATTTGCTACAAAGGATATTACATTTGGAAGAATTAAGTATCCAATACTTTCCCGCCAAAAATTAAATGGACTTACAACAGCAGACGGGGCGGGATTCAAGATTAACACCACCCAATCAATAAGAACAGTAGAGTTCTTTTTAACCCTATCTGATCTAACAGCAAATTCTATTTTATTCAGCGGAGCTGATGGAAACTTTGTCTCAGCAAGATATTCATGGACAAATGCTGGAACTCTTAATAAATCTAATATATCTGCTATTTATGTCAATGGGGTAGATAAGACATCTCAAACAAATGTAAGCTCAGTATTCACAGCAAACGAGCTATATCACGTATTAATTGTAACAAGTGGGCCTATAACAGGAGTCCTCCTATTTAATCATATAGTAACTGGTGGGCCTTCTAGCCTATATCAGTATATTTCTTATTACCCATCCGCTTTTAATTCAGCCCTTGCCTTGTCTCACTATAATATGCACATAGGTAGATCAGCCACAATTGCAGACGATTCGTCCATAACTTTGACAGAAAACTCTGTAGACTTCTACGACAATGACTGGATTGTGTTGCAGAGTATATAAATTTGTCCAACTTTGTGACAAAAAGCTGGACTTGTGTATGAAATAATGGTAAAATAAATTACTATGGATATTAATCGCATAAATACCAAAGTCCTTGAAGAAGAATCTACTCTTGGGATATATGTTTGGGAAATGCCAGACGGCAGATGGATAGGAGATGACGATGGGAACTTTCTTTCAGTCACGTCCAAAAAAGGAAATAGATCCAGAATCGATGCTTTGGCTAGAGAAGTTCGCTCATTCGGTATTTATGAAGGCGGGCCTAAATTTCTTTCTGCAAGAAGAAAAATTGACGATGAAGAATTCCAACACCAAAAGCAAAGACTTGACTGGGGACTAGTCCCAGACCCGCTAGATATTGGAAGCTATAAAGACGATATGAAAAAGTTAAGGGGTATGAGATGAGCGTAGAGTTTATTGACGATGAAAGTTCTGAAAACATAATTGATATTTCAAACACAGCAGACTGGTTCTCCTTAAAAAAGGATCAAGTAAGCAATGACCCATTTGCTGCTGGGATAGATGAATTAAAAAAAGTTAGAGGATTAGGTTCCTCATTTAAGCGTAAGGTAAGCAGAGAGTTTTCTAAATCGTTTACTGGTGTAGAAGGAACGGGAACACAGCAAAACCTACTAGCACAAGCTATTACAGGATATGCTATGTTCGACTTAGTAGAGCCAACATATAACCTTGAATACCTATCGGTTGTATACGAAACATCAACATACAACTATGCAGCAATTAATGCAAAGGTTGCAAACATTGTTGGACTAGGCTATGACTTTGTAGAAACAAAGAAAACAAATGATGCACTAGATGCACTCACAGATGATAAGTCTCTTGAAAGAGCACGTAGAAAAATAAGCAAGTTGCGACAAGATATTCACGCATGGCTAGACACTACAAATGATGAAGACACATTTACTCAAACTTTAATTAAAACCTATACAGATTTAGAAGCAACAGGAAATGGCTATATTGAAATTGGTAGAACAACTGGCGGAAACATTGGATACATTGGGCATATACCAGCAAAAACAATGCGTGTACGTAGACTAAGAGATGGCTTTATTCAATTGCTATATGGCAAGGCTGTTTACTTCAATAACTTTGGAGACACAGAAACAGAGAACCCAATTGCTGGACAAGAAGATCGCCCTAATGAAATTATTCATTTAAAGAAATATACCCCTATGAATAACTACTACGGCATTCCAGACATTATTGCAGCACAGGTAGCACTTGCAGGAAATGAACTATCTGGCAGATATAACCTAGACTACTTTGAAAATAAAGCGGTCCCAAGATATATTATTACAGTAAAGGGAGCAAAGCTTTCTCCAGAATCAGAAAGAAAATTGCTTGAGTTTTTTCAGGTTGGATTAAAAGGAAAGAATCATAGATCCCTATATATTCCACTTCCAGGAGATACCCCAGACTCAAAGACAGAATTTAAAATGGAGCCAGTAGAGGCAAATCCACAGGAGTCTTCATTTAATGTTTATCGTAAATCAAATAGAGATGAAATCCTATTAGCCCACCGTGTGCCAATTAATAAAATTGGAACTCCAGAGGGCGTAAATTTAGCCGTGGCAAGAGATGCCGATAAAACATTTAAAGAGCAAGTTTGCCGTCCAGCCCAAATGATTTTAGAGAAGAAAGTAAATAAAATATTTGAGGAAAAGACAGACGCCTTGGCCCTTAAATTTAATGAATTAACTTTAACTGATGAAGATACTCAGTCTAAAATTGACGAAAGATATTTAAGAATGCAGGTAATCACCCCTAATGAAGTTAGAATTAGAAAAGGCATGATTCCGCTAGATGGCGGAGATGATGTTATTGAACTTAAGGGTCCAGCCAAAGCCGAGCAAACAGCGGTGGCTGGAAATACCCGACAAAGATCTCAAGATCGCCAAGCAAATACCCCAGATATTTCTGGAGAGGGAAGAAATGCTAAGGGCGATGGCAGACAGGTTGACTAACCCCACTCAACTGTTATTTGCCTTTTTATCTATAAGTCGCTAAAATTAAGCATATGAATATTGAAAAGTCTTTATGGACTAGCCATGGCAATGACATTAACTTGTCTGTTCCTTTCACTAAAGTTAACCGTGAAAAGAGAACTGTTTCTGGTTTTGCAACACTTGACAATGTAGACCAAACTGGTGACGTTGTAACGTCTGAGGCAAGCGTAAAGGCCTTTGAAGGTTTCCGCGGGAACATTCGTGAGATGCATGGATCTCTTGCAGTTGGAAAAATGGTTTCTTTTAAGCCAGAAACTTTTTATGATCCAGCAACTAAAGAATTTTATAATGGAGTTTATGTAACAGCATACATTTCAAAAGGCGCACAAGATAGCTGGGAAAAAGTTCTAGATGGAACTCTTTCAGGATTCTCAATCGGCGGGAAGATTAAAGAATCAGATAACGAAGTTAATAAAGCTACAGGTAAAACTGTAAGATTTATTAAAGACTATGAATTGATGGAACTATCAATTGTAGACTCTCCAGCAAATGAGCTATGTAACATTCTTTCTATCCAGAAAGTAAATGGACAATACATTGCAAAGGGTATAGCAGTAGATGTTGTAACCGAAAATATTTTTTACTGTGAAGACAGTAATTCTGTTTTTATCTCAACAGAAAAAACATATGACTCACCAGTATCTGGTAAGCCAGCACAACTAATTGGTTGGGTTGAGAGTTCAGATGTTAACAAAGCAAAAGAGATTGATAAGATTCTTGATGCGTACAAGCACTCAAGATTTACGTTGCCTGATACACAAAAAATTGCAAAACAGGCAAACGCAGAAGGAGGTAATGAAATGTCAGATAACACAGAAAACGTAGTTGCTGAAGTTGTTGCAGAA